TCATTTCTGGACTGGCCAAGCTTCCTGCATCAGTCGCGCATCATTTGAGTGGCCATCAGCTCGACTTGCCATCCACTGATATTCCGTTGTGCACGCGCTGAGTAGCTCTCCTGCGGTTGTGGCGTACTCATCAACGGCGGCGCGGGAAGCGGCTGTGATACGGGCGGGCATGCCGGCGAGTTGCTTGCGCAGGCCGTCAGCAGCAGCGGCAGCACGACCAACATCAGCCTGGAGGCGATCGGCCCGAGCCTGGGCGGATTTGATTGCGTCATCCTTGGTTTTCTCCATGCGTGAATAGGAAGCCAAAGCAGATGCACTCGCGCGCATCGTCTGCTCCGCATGCTCTTTTTTCAGTAGCGATATGCGGGCCTCTGCCCGCTGGGCATTGACCCACCAGCCGGCGAAGAAACCCACCAGCAGGACAGCTAAACCCACCAGGGCCTGGGCGCGGCCAGTCATCGCACATACTCCAGCGCCTGCTGATAGAAGCCGGGCCAGGTTTGAGGATGTGGCTTGCCGGGACGCCAGTTGCGCAGGTAGTACGCCCAGGCCTCGTCTGCCTTTCCCAGGACCGGCAGTGGCCGAGGGTCGCTCAGCAGCAGCAAACGGGCGAACCCTGCGCCGAGCACATCATCATGCTCAAGCCGGTTGTAGACAGCCGCAGGCGTAGCATCCACCTCACGAGCTGCGCACAGGGCGCGGGCCTTGGCCTGCGTCGCCTCATGGTTCAGCACACCCTTTACTCCCCCACCCTGCTCAAACTGCCAGAAGCTGCGCGCCGGGCCACCGATCTGGCGCCGATAGATGAACCGGCTTTCCTGCAGGCCGATGGCCAGCAGCTCGACCAGCGCCTCTTGGGTATTCTTCACCCCGATCAGGTTCAAGGCAGGCAGGATCGCGGTTTTGGTGATGTCGTCTAAGGTCATGCAGTACCCCCGTCCTTTGGTGGGAGTCCAAGGCGTTTACGCACCCACTCATTAAGCAGTGGCCCCAGAGCGAACTGGTCCCATGCCCTAAACACCCAGTCGGCCGCTGTCATCGAGAACATGCCGACGACGAAGCCGCCGAGCCCCTCAGACAGACCTGTTGCCTGCACAAAGTCAGGCGTCCCATAGTTGCTGGCCGCGATACCCAGGACCAGCATTGCCGCCTTACGCGGCCACGTTCCTTGCATCCACATAAGCGCTCCTGCGCTGCCAAGAATGCCTGGCACCTTCGGCAGCAGTTGGTCAGTCCAGTTGTTGTCCATAGCCCTCCCAGGCATAAAAAAACCCGCCAGCGGCGGGATGTGATGGTTGAAGTGTTATCAGCGCGGCTGCATGGTGGCCACGATTTCTGCCTTGCGCTCTGGCGTCAGCAGGCTCTTATCGACCAGCACGTTAAGGCCCTGCTCGGTTTCTGGGTCTTCGTAGCTCAGATAAGCCGATCCCAGAAGTCGGTCATAGAGCAGCTTGACCACGGGGTCTTGCATCGTGGCTGTCACCACGCCCAATTGTTCTGCCTGTGTGAACAGATCCAGCTTCTGGTTGCCGACGAAGCGCGGCCAGGTGCGCGCGGCAGCCGCCTTGTCTTCCGCGGTCTGCATTTGGGTCCAGTCGATGTTCGTCATTGGGGCAGCTCCACAGGGCCGTCTTGCGTGACGGTGATGGGTTCAGGAAAGCGAGCTGCATCGCTGGCATCCGAGGCAATAGGCAGCAGCAAAGGCACCTGGAGCACGCCATCCACGCGCTGCACGTCTCCGGCGATCCACTGGCAGTCGATGGCTTCGCACGGCAGCGTGGCGCCGTCTGGCAGTCGCGTAAAGTCGAGCGCCACGCCATTGAGCGTGAGCACGTCTGCGGCAACAGAAACTGCCAGAGAATCATTACGCGCTTGAGGTGAAAGAATGAATTTCAGCATCAGAACCACACCCCCACTGCAGTAAAACAAACGGTAGCCGAACCGGCTTGGCTCATTGAGTACAACGCGACAGAGGTATTCATTGCCGAAGTCGCAGCGGCCCCTAGGCTAGTCCAGCACAGGCCTATACCACTGGCCTCTCCATGACCGACGGAAGGCGGTGATGCGAACATGGCGGGGAATGCCCAGGTAATCGAATTGGAGCGGAATATGTTGGTGACAGATGATGGGTTAACTGGTGATATGCCTGCAATCTTGTGCGTGCAGATCATTGTCCCGTCGCCAAACTTTTTATATTCCCCATTTGCATTACTTCCCACTTCAGCTTCACGCTGCACAACAAATCGAGTGCCGTCATACACGCAAACCGTATCCACATCGGTGCGGATGTAGCCAGCCGGAAGCGCTGCGCCGGTTACCGTCACTGCAGATTTCACCCCCAGACCACCGACATTGATTGTCGCGGCCCCGGTATTGGTTGCCGTCGCGCGGAACCGGAACTGATCCCCTGAGGCATAGGCCGCACGGGCAAACGCCGGTGTCAGCGTGATGGCGTTTGCCGTGCCGCCATACGCCGCCCAGGGCCAATTGACAGCTCCGGTATGTTTGCTTCGATCGTTGCTGGCCCCGGAATCAATGCCGCCAAGCTTCGTGTGCTCAGCATCGGACATGAGGCTTTTGCCAGCCTCAGTTTGTACCTTGGAATCCAGGGCTGTTTGCAGGCCTGAGATAGTTGAGATCTGCTGCGTTCCTGTGTGATTGGCGCGATTCCGAAGATACGCCGTGTCAATTGAAGCGGCGGACTGTGCCGCAGCAGCCGCAGCAGCCTGAGCGTCTTGCCCGGCTGAATTTGCCTGCGCTGCTGCAGACTGAGCGCTGGACAAGGCAGCCTGGGCTGCGTCATTTGCTGCAGCTGCATCATTCTTTGCAGAGCCTGCCAAAGCGGCCGCAGATTGCGCCTGGGTTACGGCATTGTTTGCATCCACAACAGCATTCTGCGCAGCGGCAACCAGCTCCGGTATCCCTGAGTCCTGAACCGCATCTTCAGCGCGCTTTGCCGCTGCTTCCGCTGCAGCAACTGCTTCTGCAATAGGGCCAGCCGTAGCAATCTCCTCAGGGTCATTCATCAGGACAACATCGTCATCCGTGATCGTTACTCCTTCGACCGTGGTGCGCAGGGAATAGCGCCCATTCACAGCATAGAAATAGAAGGCCCCTTGCGAATCAGTCGTCAAGGGGTTTGGTGCAGGAACAGCGCCCGCGCGGTCCAGAAAAATGCTGGCAAGCGCCCCATCCTCCGTTAAAACGGCAACGGGGACATTGCGGATTGCGGCTCCGTTCGTGGCGGTGATGTTGGATTTGAATTTCTGCATGTTCGCTCACTTTGCTCGCATGACCCATGCACCAGTCGCCGACTTGCCCCGAGCTTCTGTCCCGCCATCGCTGCTCACTGTGAGCGCATGCGTGTGCGAACCTGCCGCTGCGGTAGTGCCGCTAAAGCCGTGGGAATGATCTCCCACAGATGACGTCGCGCGATTGGAGCCACTGCCTGCCGCCCAACCTTCCCAGCCTCCGCCCGCCAGGGCAACGCGGTAATCGCTTCCGTCATAGTGCGCATGAGCACCGGCGCCAGACGTAGTTCCTGAAAAAGAATGGCCATGCGCACCATCCTGGGCGGCTGACGCACTGTGCGCATGTGCCAGGTTCTGCCCGTCTTGCAGCAGCCCGGGGGCCAGCGCGGAAAAAGCACCATCGCCGCGCACTGTGACCGCTCCGATGGATGACGCCTGCACGCCGTTCAGGTCTGGCATGCGGAAAGTGGTGCTTCCGTTGCCGGAAGAGAATGAAGCGCGCTTGGTTGGCGTTGCTAGCCAGTCAGCTTCGCTGACCATGGGATAGCCGCCGCTGCTGACAAAAGCCCACAACTCAGGGTGATCAACCCGGTTAAGGGTTTGCCCATCGAGCGCCGCCATCCGCACAGAGATGGCCGATCGGACCCCGCCCCACCATAGCACCTGTCCCATGGGCAGACCTTCGGCGTTCGCACGGTCGCGCAACTGGGCCACACATGACGCCAGGAAGCGCATGTAATTGTCGAGATTGGGAAAGACTTGCTCCGATCCCAAGGGGAAGTTATCCGCTGGGATCGGTGACAGTTCATCAATGCTGTTGGGTACTGGCATGGCTTTTTGTCATAAAAAAACCCGCCAGGGCGGACCGTGGCGGGTTGGAGTTGGGAACGAAATACCAGGCGCTGACTACCACCAGCGAATGGCCTCAATCATCTTTGCGATTGCATAGATGTAAGCAGCCCCTATAGCCGCGTAGTAAGCGGTACGGACAGATTTATGAGTGACGAACATCTGTAGCGCCTTCAATATGTCTTTGCTAGACTTATGCAACTTCTTCTCCTTGCTCTCTTCAAGGGGTGGAAACAAGAAAGCCCCAGGCGCTGGATACGCTCTGGGGCTTTCGCTTTTTTGGTTGTGGGTTAAGTCAACAGTTTCGAATCGGATGTGGCGGCCTGGGTCCTAAAACGGTCAATCTGACCTCCTCCATAACAGTGTGTCCCGTTGAAATCACCCCGCTCCTATTGCCTGGGTTAATCTATCCAGACGCTGGTTTGATACTATTCAGGCTATTTCCTGCTAAAAGTGAGGCGCGTGATGGATGCTTTCTGGGTGATGCTGTTGAAGCCGGTAATTGCGATTGCCTTCTTCACTCTCATCATTGCCCCCATCACTTGGGCAGCTTGGAAGCTGATCCCAGACGGCCCCCTCAAGTGGAAGCTCTTCGACTCGACGCTGCTCGAGCGTCACAGGTGGAAGACGACATGCGGGATCATCCTGTTCTATGTCGTCTTCTTTGCCTGCATGTCTCTGTACTTCAATCCTTGAGCGACAACAGACCTTCGATAGCTGTGCGATTGGTAGCCGCAGCGCCGTGCTTCAGCGCTTTGCTTCCTCCAGCGCTCAGCAACCCTCTTGGGGCCTGAGGGGTTACTCTTGCCAAAGTCTGCTGAGCAAATGTCGGGGACAACAGTGCTTTCGCAAGATCATCAAGCACCATAGGCTCTGCAGCCTGCATGCCGAACTGCACGGGTCTCAATGCAGTCCTCATCAAGGCGCTCTCAGCCCAGCTTTGCGGCAACCCGGTTGGCCCAATCAGTTGCCGCATCATGTTTTGAGAAGCTAGCGACTTTGCAGTCTGAGAACCTGCACCGTTTGCAGCCTGGGCCAAATTGGCACTTAGCTCGAGTTCTTTTCGAACCGCGTTGAGAGACGCCATTTGAGCTGGCGTCATTACCTGGTCCAGGCTATTCACACCTCTGAAACCAGTTGCATTCCTGACCAGACCCATTTCGTCATTCAACGCTCTAGCATAGGCATTGGCCTGCAGCTTCTGATTCCCTCCAAGATCTCGAATCGCTGCAGTTGTCTTGTCCAGCAGTCGCTGCCCCACATCCATCTGATTGAGCTGCTTTTTGCCGGCAAGAGTCGCCTCCCTCGCAGTCCTGAACTCAGGGATCTGTCTTTCCATCCAATCCACAAGTTGCGCTCGAGTTGCCTTAACCGCAGCCCCCTCCTTTCCGGCGATGCCAGCAGTTGGGTCTCTGAGCATGTCATCCATGGCCATTTTTAGATCTTGCAATGCCTGACCAGTGATGGTCCCAGGCTTGACTGCAGATGCAGTGATTGGCTTCCCTGCAGCATCTAGCAGCATGGATGCTGGTGAAACTGTTGGCTGAGTCAGGCCCAACGTACGTCCTTGTTCTTGAGCAATATTGCCCGCGCGACCAAGAGCAGACTTCATAGATGGCCGAGCGAGCAGCTCATTGAAGGCGGCATCAACAGGGACTGTCTTACTGGTGGCAGCAGAATACAAAGGCCCCGTCTGCGCCTTGATAGACGCATCTAGTGCTGCACGCCTAGCCTCGTCGCCAGCAATGTTCTGCAATACACCCACACGTGCTGCATTGTTTTCTGCAGCCCTTTGGGTGAAACGGCCCGACAGCTGGGGGTCAATCGACTCTAGCGCGCGCTGCAACGATGCTATTCCTCGATCCCCAGTGGATTCCGCCAATGTCGGTATGGCGCCGGTTGCCGTTGCCCTGCTATTGGCATTGGCGATGGCGCCCGGCTGTTCTGCGAACCGCCGCAGCACGCGCCCAACAACTTTCTCTCTGCCGGATTGGTAGAAAGGCTCTAGCAAGGCCTTGCCACCTTGATACAGAGATCCAAGAGCCCTGCCAGCCACCGCGCCTGCAACACCCCCGGCGGCGCCGAGGGCTGCATTTTTGGCAACAGATTCCCCCTGAGCTGTTGGCTCTAGGACTCCAAGTCCACCACCAGTTGCAGCCGCTCCGACCAAAGTGCCAACCCCAGGTACCCAGAATGTTGGCGCTGTTGTGGCAACTTTTCCCAAGATAGAGCCAACGGTCCCACTGGTGGTGTTGCGCAGGGCGGCATCTGTGCGCCGTTTCTCATCAACTTCATCTTGGGATGCCAATCCAAGACGCTGTTTAGTGCCAACCCAAAGATCGTTCATGCCCATGCCAAAACCTGCGAGCATTCGCTGTCCAACCCCCATGTCATCAGTTGGGTTGTACGCACTATCCTGGAGTTGGGCTTGAGACGTTGGTGCCGATTGGTTTTTCGTACGGCCTGACTGGGCGTAGTTCGCCTGTGCGTAAGCCATGACCTGCTCTTGCGTCGCATCGTCAGGCGCCGTGATTTCGTAGGAAGCGCCATCAGGCGCTGTGATGCGGTAGGTTGCCATATCAGTTCACTCTATGAATTCCCCAGCCGCCGTTTGATTTGGGCGACGGCTGAGTAGGCTGCTGAGGCGACTGCACTTCAAGACTGAAAGGCATGAACCCAGCCCCCGGCTGTTGCTGAACGCCGCGAATTTTGTTGTTGTACCCATCCACCTGCGCCTTTGCCTTGCCCTCCATATAGTTCAGCAGCAAAGGCAATGAATTTGGATCAGTGGATAGACGCGGGACGGTCTTTTCAATGAATTCGCGGTCTGCATTAGAGGGATTCGCACCCAAAGACTTTATGGAGTTCAAGACAAACTGATTGGCCACGGCATTGAATTGCTCAGAGTTAGCCACCTGCCCAGGAGCAATCTGCATGCCGAGCGACCCTAATGCCTTGGCAGCAGCCAACTTGTAATCGGCTCCAGTGCCTTGGTATGCGCCGCCCTGCACAGCTTTACGTAGCTCACCGATGCCTTGCAGAGTTCCTGCCGCACCTTGCGCCTGTTCGCGCTCCTTGAATAGCTGATCGCTTGCCTGCTTCCCAAAATCACTCCAGAAGGCCTTGGGCGCTGCATCGACTACCACATTGGTGCGAGATGCACCCGCTGCTGCCTTTGCCTTCGAGTAGGCCTGATAGGCTGGATTGGCCACTATCTGGCCGTTGACCATCATGAAAGGCTGGTTGGCCGTGTCCTGCACCTGGTCGGGCGTCAGCGACTTGTTGACGGCACTGGCCTGCTGCCCGGTGTATGGGTTCCAGCCGATAACCTGGCCGCCAATGTCCTGGGTCTTGATCTCTGGCGCATTGGCCAGACCGGTATTGCGCACTCCGCCATACTCGTCCACGCCATAGAGCGACTTGGAACCATCTGCGCCGGTGACCTGCTGAATCTCCTTCAGCTTGTCTCGGCCGGCGTTGCGGATGTCGGCCCACTTGCTGGGATCGGAGAATCCGGCTTGCAGGAACGTGGCCGGCGAAGCTGAAATCGCCCCGTCAGCCCCGGGCGTCATCTTCGCCAGGGCGTCCTGCTGCAGCTTGGCCTGGGCCATCTGCAGGAGTCGGTTGTTCTGCGTGTCCTGGGCCTGCCCGTAGGCAGAAAGGCCGAGCAGACCGCCGCGGCCGATGGCCTGGGCCTTTGTGCCACGGCTGGCCAGAGCGCCCAGGCCAGCCCCTAGAAGGCCCTGTGCCACAGGTGAGCTGAGCAATCCCATGAAGCCACCCTGCTCCGGCTGCTGGCCATAGACCTGCTGGTATGCGCCATAGCTTGGCATTTGTGTTGCCATAAATCACCCCCTGCGCGCAGCGCGCTGAGCCATGAGTTTTTCCGCGCCAGACATTTGGTTGCCCCGGGCGGCCGACAGCAGGCCGGTGAAGTCAGCTTGCCTGCCTGGAATGCCTGCAGACTGCGCAACCGGCCCCTGTGGGCTGTCCATAAGGCCCATCTTTCCGGCAATGCCGGCCATGTCTGTGACGGTCTTCATACCCGCCGGAGACAGCAGGCCGGCAGTTTGTGCCGCTGGCGCCGCTCCGGAAATCGCGGCACCAGCAGACGACAGGCCTTGTGCACCTCCCATCTCGGTCAGAGATGCACCCAGCGCGCCGGGTGCCTGCAGGCCAAGGCCAGAGGCCCCAGCAGTCAGGCCCAGGCCGCCTGCTGGTGCTGCTGCAGCGCCGCCGAGCCCACCCAATCCACCAGTCACAGCGCCCAAGCCGGCCCCGGTCAGTGCACCCGTCAGCGGGTCCTTATTCGTCAAGGCGCCGCCCAGGGCACCCACTGCCATTGGCAAGAACTGCAGCATTACTTACCCCCGCTCTGGTTTGTTGTTGTGGTGCTGCCGGCGGTGTTGTTCATCACGCCGGTCATGGCCTGCAGCTTCTTGTAGGGGTCATCCTGTTGCTGCTGCCACTGCTCATAGTTGAAGTCGGCGTTGTTCTGCGCCTGGTCCTGCAACGTGTTGCCGGCATTGAGCAGCTGATTCAGGTCGGCATAGTCCTGGTTCGCGAAGCCTTGGGCCATGCCCAAAGCCGCGAGCCGGTTGGCCTGGTTGGTGTTGTACGCATTGCCGTACATCTGCGTGGCGACGTTGCCCAGGTTCTGCTGAAGTTGATTTTGGGACTGCTGCTGCATCTGTTGCAGGCCAGAGTTTCCGAAGGATCCAGAGCCCACCATGGCCGACTCCATCTGTGGCTTGGCCGTCAAGTTGTAGCTGTCGACCACCGATTTCTGCGCATTAGCCACCTGTTGGTCCAGATATGGGTTCTGCTGGTCGCCCATCATCTGCTGCAGGTTGCCCTGGGCCTGGTTCCACAGGTCAGACCCGCCAGTAGCCCGGTCAGTGATGCCCTGCAGCGCCTGCTGCTGGGTGTTGTTCAGGTCTGCATAGCGCTGTCCGCCGTAGCCCTGCCATGTCTTGTTTGCCAGCTGGGTCGACAGGTTGGCCACATTGGAAAGCAGAGGCCGGATTTCGTCGGGATAGGCGATCTGGCTGCTGCTGGTGCTGGAGCCGCCGCCTTTGCGTGGGGCAGCAACGCCCAGCGCGCGGCGCTTTTCGTGGAGCGGGTTCATAGCGGAATCCTCATCGTTGTGTAAAGCGACTCCCATGGCTGGTGCCGCTGATAGAGACGACATTGCGCCGGCTTGGCGCTACAGCGCATCTCGGTGCAACCATTGGCGCGCGCCATATCCGCCAGCAAGTCGTAGCAGTTCAGCCAATGCCCGCCGGGCGCATACAGCTCGCACACATGCAAGGCGCGCACATTGGGGAGCTGATCGATGCGTGTGACAGCCCATCCCACGGCCCGGCCATCCAGGTCAATTCGGATCAGCGTGCGCTCGCCACGCGACAGCAGCAGCTTGAGTTGATCGCCCGTGATTTCGCCGCCAGAGGTGTCGCAGGCCTTGGAGAGCTGGTGCGCCCCGTCTGCCCAGGCTCTGCCCACAAACCCCGGTGGCACAATTTGAAGCTGATAGGTCATGTTCCGGTCAAACTCCTGCACTCCACCCATACGCCAGGCTGACCGGATGCGGTGCACATCCAGCCAGTCACGATGTATCGAGATCCGGCCGAGCCCAATACGGCCGGTGCCTTGTTGCGCACAAAGTCACCATGAGCCCAAAGCCCAGTTGTCGGTGCTGCAATAGCGGCGTTGTAGCTACCAGCCACCCGACCCTCAGACACTGCATTCACCTGCTTCGCGAAATCCGGGAGAAGTTGCGTCAAGGCCTTTACGACTGATGGCAAGTCGCTGCCGAATCGAAAGTTGTCAGTTTTCAGCTTCATCGGTACCCCGCCTGTTTCAATCTCGGCTGAATGCCGATCAGCGCGTAGTCGCCCACGCAATCAACCTTGATGCGGTGCCAGCGCCCACGCTGACGCAGATCGAATGCCGCGTCGTCACGGATAGCGCTGGATGCCTGCTTGGCCTCCATACCTCCGTCATCTTTTGTGTAGCCAGTCGCCACGGCAGTGCGTGGCGATAGCTTCAAGCGCAGAGTCAGACGGTCAAGCATGGTCATCTGCTCTTCGTCGCCATAGTCGCCTGTGGTGAAGCTTGATGGCGCTGGCGTGCCAGCAAAGGTAACCATCCGGTTCTGGGCATCAAATCCCGCCATCAGTTCTTGGGACTCGACCCAGAATGGTGAGTCGTAGTCGATGGCCGGGCCGCTGTCATAGGTGGTGATCAACTCGGACCCACCGTCATAAGTCGCTGCAGGTGACGTGTATCGCACTACTGCTCGAATCTGGTTGTTGGCTCTCCCCCATTTCCCAGTAGACGGATGAAACACCAGCGTCTGATCGAGCTCGCCTCCGCCTTTGACAGATGGGAAGAAGAACCAAGCCAGCTGGTTCTGTTTGTCCCAGAAGGCTATGCTCTTGTGCATCTGCTTTGGATCGCGCACGTCCACGAACCAATCACGTAACACGCCGCGGCCAATCGGGCGCACTTGCACACCATCGAAGGCATATATGTCGTCGTCGCCGATGAAGTAGTGCGCTTTGCCCGTATCGCAAACGGCCTCCATGCCCACACAACCGACATCAGAATCCACCTGGGTGAAGTTCCACACTTCGGCCGGACCTGTGAAGCGCCCCACATAGGTGGAGCGGCGCTTGTAGACGATGATCTCGTCCCCCAGGCGCTGCGCGGCCGTGATTTCCCCACCAGACTCGACCAGACGCCCCGTGGTGCATAGCGTCGCCACGTTGGGTGTCCAGTCGCTGGCGTTCAGGGATGCCGAGCACCACCAGCGGTCTGGAGAATCGCCATAGGTTGCATCCTGGGTATTGAAGGCCATCACGAAGCCCTTGAGGCTTACCAGAATCTTGGCCTTTGGCGCATTGGCAATCGGTGTGAAATTGCCACCGGTGGCGATGCGCATGCCAGCGGATCGCGTTGACACCACGGAGCTGTTGGCAAACTGGGTCATAGCCCAACGTTCACTCAAACCGAGCGATATGGCTCCGCTAGTGCCCGTCACATTGGCCCATGCATTGCCAGAAAGGCTATATAGACCGGCTGTAGTGCCGACGATAGCCAAGCGGTTTCCGCTCAAGTCTATGGCCGCCATAGCGCCTCGGACTTCTTCCGGTGTTGCTTCTATCCCCATCGCTGCCACTGTTGGGCCCGGACGCATACCCAGTTCCGATGGAATCAGGTTCTCGCAGTCGGTGAGCAGACCGGGCGTCGTGGGGTCGGCATCGGGCGCAAAACCCAGCAATTTATCCATCACACCACCCCCGGGGCCTGTACGGCAATGGGAGCGCCGCCCCATGCGTGGTAGTTGTTGGCCTTGAGAAGTTGCTGCACGGCGGCTTCATATTTGCCGTTGTAGCCTTGCGTGGCCTCGATGTCGCGCATCCAGACGCTGCCCTGCTCGCAGCATTTCCAGAGATACACGTCGTAATGCTCTCTCAGCAGCCAGTTGGAATCCGAGGGAAAGCTGAGAGCTGGTAGCTTTTGCAGGTACTGCATCTGATAGCTGCCAGCAGGCTTGCCATTGATGGCCAGTACCTCACCAACGCGGACAAAGTCTTTTCGTTCGAACTGCTCGACACCCTTCAGGCGCAAAGATTGGAGTTCAAGCAGATCCGTAGGCAGCGGTATTTCTCCATTTGGCGTGTAGCCATCAACCACCACCACCTGGAAACTAGAGCGGATGCGCGTGTCGCGGGCAAACTCAGCCTCTGACATGCGCACAAAATCGGGGATAACGTCTGCGAGGTCGGTGCGATTGAGCCAACGTGCCACAGACTTGGAGAGAGACTCCAGATTCGCGCTGGATGCCGCGCCTGGAGCGCTGGCCACTGGTACAACGAAAGTCATAGCCGGCCCTTCCATATGCGAAAGACGCCGTTATCAGGGTCTTCCAGGAACTGCTTCAACAAACCCGAATCCTGAAGAACATCGGCGTAGGTCTTGCCTCGCTTCTGCGCCCAATCGGTCAGCACAGGGATGGGCACCGAGGCAACATGCTTGTCGCCCATGCCGGTCGTGTGCGCGCCGATGTTGTGCAGCCCCTTGGCGCGCTCGACGGCGGCTGTGACGTCTGTCACCTGCTGGACAGTCACCTTATCGTCGCCGTGGTCGTGCCAGAGGGTGCGTGAGTAGCCGTTGTTGCTCAGGATTCGTGTCTTCATAAGTAAAAAGCCGCCCCGAAGGGCGGACTCTTTCAGTTGGCGGATGGATCAGGGCTGCAGGTCGCGGATAGCGCCGCTGGCGGCTTCCTGGTTGGACTGCAGCGTCCACTCGGTGTTGATCATCCAGTTGTCGGCGTCGCCAGTTTTGGCCAGAGGTGTCGCCTTCATGCCGCGCAGGGTCAGCAGCTTCCAGCGCTTGGGATCGATCAGGAACACGTCACGGGCACGCTGGTGGCGGCTGTTGACCACGGTGTAGGTGCCGAAGTCGCCAACGTAGATGTCCGCAGTGGCCACGGTAGTGGCGGCCTTGGACTTCACGTCATTGGTCTTTTGGGCCACACCAGTGAAGCCCGAAACCGTCGCACGCAGTGCCGCAGGCACAAACAGCAGCGAAGGGTCGCCACCCTGTTCCCAGCACTTCTGGCCCACGTCCTTGAGCATCGCTTCGGTGAAGGTGCGCAGCGTTCCGTCAGTGGGGGCTGTATTGGTGTCGGGGTTCGGTGCAACGCCGGTAGCGCCCAAGCTGTTGTTGGTCGCCAGCCAGCCGGCAATGCCTCGAGCCTGGGGCGCAACACCAGTGGCAGCAGTAACCGCTGTAGTGTTGTTGATGGCCGCAAACTCGATGTCGCGCTTGAGCTCGATCATCTTTTTGGCCTTCTGGTAGGCCACTTCAGACTTGCGGCCGGCCTTGTCCACCACTTCTTGCGTACCGGTCACCGAGAAGGTCTTTTCAGAGATCTGGGTGCGGTTGCCGACGCGCTTGGTGGGCGTGGTCGCAGCGATGGTTGCGTTGTTACCCTGCTCCACCTTGTTGTTGGCGGCTGCACCCAGGGCATCGGTCTGCCACTCGGGGAAGACCGAGGATGCAGATCCCTTGCCAATGACCGACACAAAGGGGGTTTCTTCAGGGGAGATGCGGTAGATCGCATCAGCCAGCTCTTCGCGGTTGCCCACCGCGTTGAATGTGGCGAAGGAATTGGTCTGTTGAGACATATCTTTACTCCGATGCTGCGATCAGGGCAGCCAAAGAATCCACGTCACGGCGGGCATTCAACTGCTTCCAGGCCGCTTCGCGTTTCGATTGTGGGACGCTGGCTGCACCAGGCTTGGATGCCTTGGGAGGTGCTGCCTGCACTTTTTGCTGGGTTTCCGGCTTCTTGGCCTGCAGGGCACGCCACTGGGCGGCCTCGTGCAGAACCTTCAGGGTGCGGGCGTCCGCCACCTGAGAGAGCTCGGCATCCGTGAAACCATGGGCGATGCCCGTTTCTTGCATTGCCTTCAGGTGCTCAGCACCGAACCCGGGGATATCGCGCTGCATGGTCTGCAGAGCCTCCTGGGTGCGCTGCTGGAACTGGGTGGCCTGCTCCGCTTCGCGCTGCTGGACCTTGGCCTGGAAGCTGCGCGCCGTATCTTGGGCGCGTGCTTCCAGTTGCCGCCACTGTGCTTGCAGCCGGCCTGCTTCGGTCGGGTCCTGCTCGTACAGAGCATTCCAGTCAGCTTTGGCAAATAGTGCCAGTTGCTCCTGCATGTTCATCAGCTGCGCTTGCTCGCGGGCGAACTCCTGCACCTGTTGGTACTGCTTGGCAACCTGCTCCGATGCCTGCTTTCGCTCGTCGGCCAGGGCCTGGGTCTTCTGCGTGTAGTCAGACTGCCGCAGGTAACCCGCCTTCAGCTCAGAGAGAGGGGCTTCCAGAGTCTCGCCGCCGGCAGTGGTCCACGAAATGACTGCATCGTCGGCAGGGGCCTGAGTGGCTTGTCCTTCGTCGTCTGCAGCTGCCTCTTGCTCGCCTTCCGGGTCGCTTTCGGCTTCGGTGGCGCCTTCGGCCTGGGAATCGTCTGCACCTTCGGTAGAGCCAGGGGCGTCTTGCGCTTGTCCTTCGTCTCCGTTCAATGCATTGGCCAGGTCTTCCAGCGTCGGGCTTTGGTCTTGATCGTCGTCCATGGTCGTTGGTGTGGTTGGTCTGTCCAGGTGTGAGCCCAACGAAAAAGGGGCCGCACGCCGTCGCATGCAGCCCCTTGTCGGGTTGTTCCTAACTGGTCAGCCGGGCAAGCCGTGCCCGGGCGGTGTTGAAAAACGGTTACTCGGTGGTGCCGTCGCTGTAGGTCACCGACACAGGTCCGGCGCTCAGGCGGATACCGCCATAGGTGCCGGGCCAAGTGATTTCAGAAGCATGCGGGTGAGTGGCGGCCGTGGCCACTACGTCACGGTCGATGTGTTTGCCCTCCACGCGGCGTAGGAAGGTATCGAGAGGTTCCAGCGGGTCGTGAGCGCCAAGATCATCCACTTTTGGATCATCTGCAGATTGCTTGGAGACGGGAATGGATTTGGTCTCAGCCGCTTCCGTGACGACTGCCACTGCTTGCTCTTGGGCCGCATGGACTTCAGCGACCTGGGCCCCGTTGGTTTCCACTGCAGGCGCCTCGCCCGCTTTACTCTTTGCTTTAGACATCGCGCATGCGCTCCTGGATTGCTTGGAGACGGGAATGGATTTGGGCCTCATTGGTCAACTCGGCCTGCTCCAACTTGTACCCGTCAATCACAAGATGGAACACTCGGAAAAACTGCTCTGCGCCCTTGAGCATGGCCACCGCAGCTTCGCGGCGCTCACGTTCATGGAGCGGAAGAGACAGAATCTCATCCTTCAAGGCCTGCTCCACCACGGCGCGGGCCTCTTTCATCAGCGGGTCATCAAGCAGGCGCTTGGCCTGCTCTGCCCGGTATTGAGCGTCGCTCATGCGTGTCCTCTCTGGAACCGGCTGGCAAAGCCGTTGATGACCCGGGCCACGTAGTCAAGCTGCTCTGGTGTGATGTTCGGAGCCTGCATGTTCTGGTCCAGCTGAGTGCCGCCTATCAGGTTCTGTGCCGGCTCCGTCATCTGGCCGTCCATGCGGGCTTGGCCCATCACATAGCCGGCGGACAGCTCGATCAAGGACTTCCAGGAATCCTGCTGCAGTTCCATTTCCTTGAGCTGGCGATCCGCAGCTCGCTGCTTTTCGCCCTCAGCTGCCTCCGCCTGGAGCTTGATGATCTCCATCTGCTGAAGATGCTGGTACTTCGCCTGCTCCATCTGAGCCTTGATCTGCTCAGTCGATGGCTGAGGCGGCTTCTGCTGGATCTTGTCCGGCGGAATCAGGAACTTCTCGGCAGCGCCCTTTAGTTTGGCGTTCTTGGCCAAGGCCTTGCCAAATTCATAGATCTGCTCAGGCCCGACCATGCCGACCTGCGCGGCCTGCTGCATGAACTGACCGAACTGCTGGAGTAGCATCAGGGTCTCGGTCTTGTCCCCCGTGCCCAGGCCCACGTCTGTGCTGACATCCATGTCAGGAGACCACATGCGAGGGTCGAATTGAACGAACTCATTGCGCAGCCGGATGGTCAGCGGAATGTCCTGGTATTGGGTGATCAGCCTCAGCACCAGCTTGAACAAGTCCTTAACCCCGCTCTCAGCGAACATGCGCAGGATCAGCAGCATGCGCCTGTCGGCCATGTTGGAGATCTTGGCGATCCCTGTGGCAGTCTTGTTCAGGCTGTCGGCATCCAGTCCCTGGTTGTAGCGCGTCACACCGGTACGGCGCTCACGCATGCCCTGTGCCATCTCCAAGCCCTGAAGGCTCTCACTAGCCACCAGCGCGGTTTTGATTGGCGCCACCGCATCAGACGCCGAGCCCTCACCACGGATGATCCCGCCGATGCGGTTGCTGATCACATCTTCGATATTGACCTTCGCCGCCATGTTCACGTAGGTGCGCGGATTGTTGGCCAAGTACAGCGAATCCACATACTGGCGTGTCAGGCCGCTGCTCAGGCGCTGCAGCTCTGTCACAGGGTCGGCCAAGGCCATACCGATCACGCGGTGCGGTAACTTGATAGGCGTCAGGACAGCATATTCGTGCCCCTCGACCTCTTCATTCTCCAGCTCGCGGTCTCCTGAGACCAGGATGCGGCGCCATTCGGCCACGCCGTCACCGTTGTAGTCGCAGCGAATGAAGCCCTCAAACAGCCTCACCTCTTCCAACGACTTGTCGGCGCTGTCGTTCGGCAGGCTGGTGCGCTCGTCTTCCTCCAGTAGGTTGCTGGCACCGTCATAGCTCTGGATCTCGCCCACATCGCTTATGCCCATTTCCTTGAGCTGCGAACGGGTGTAGGTGACCCACTCGCCCAGCAGGCGGGCCTCTTCCAGGCTTTTGGCCGTCCGGTTCACAAGGAAGTCAGAGGGAGGCACGTTGCGCAGCTTCACACAGCCGCGCTGCTTACGCATGATGGTCAGATCGAATAGCTCAGGCATCTGCAGGCCGGCCGCCTGCATCACATCGGGCAACAACTGCTCAGACGCAGCAGCCTCGATGATCGAAACAGCTGGGTCTTGCATCATCAGCGTGACCTGATCAATAGTCAGCCCACGGAATTCCTGCCGAACCGGGTCCTCCTGTACCCACTTGGCCCGGACAACGCCTATCTTGCTCAGAAGCGAGTCCTTGATCCAGTCCATGAAGATCAGGAAGCCGGGGTTCTCGTTCTGAATGACGAAGTTCACAAGCTCGGTGGCCTGGTCTGCATACTTCGCATCACCAGGGCCGCGAGGCAGAAACTCGCCAATGTTGTCGCCGCAGAAGAACGGCTCCAAGAAGTTCGGCAATGCGCTCTCGATGGTCTCGAATACGTCCCAAGACACTACCTGAGAGCGGCCGTCCACCTCGTTGCCCAGCGGAAGGCCTAGGTAGTACTGCAGATTGCGCTGCTGCTCGGCCCGGATGCCACCGGTGAGCCAGCTCTGCGCATCGTCGATTTCATGCTCCAGCACCTGCCGGAACGTGTCTTTTTCCATTGTCATCACACAATTCCTATTTGAGGGAGCGGTAACGGCGCCATGACGCGCGGCGGCGTCCAATCGCAGCACATGAGCCCAAATGCGTCAGAGCCGTGGCTTGACCAGTCGTGCTCTGGGCCAAGTCCAATGCCGCGCTTTTCATCGCGCTTCTCGTGGTACCAGCCCAGCGCAGCCAGGCCGCCGGAGCAACTCTCTTGGTTGAACCAGATGCTTGGGAACAGCTGGCGGGCGGCTTCGACCCGCTTGAGCGCTGCGCCCTTACCCTGATTCGGGATCGTGGTCACTGTGTAGCCCAGGCGGCGCAGCTCGCTGGCCGGCGTCACAGCGAACACCACATCGGAGCGGTCTCCGTCATGTGGCAACCATATGTCCAGGCGATCAGGCTTGTAGCCACGGTCATGCAGCCACTGCACATGCGTCGCCATGGGCTGGCCTTGGGCCTCGTAGTAGTCCAGCACGCGCACCTGCAGGCCGACGAACTGGACGATCCACATGGCGAAGCTGTCGGCATTCCGGCCCGTGCCGCCAATGTCCACATAGGCACGTAGGCGCATGCTGGGGTCGGCCGCAACCACACCGAGCCGGCCCTCTGCCTTGGCTGCTGTCAGCTGCTTGGCGAAGTAGGCGCCCTCGTTGACCGTCTCGTAGCCGCCTTCCCAGACATGGTCATAGGCGTCAGGATCCAAGCGCAAGCAGTCTTGACGCTCGTCCTCGAGCTCTTTGGTAAACCATGGGTTATCGCGCCAATTGGCCTGCACCACGATTGCGCCGGTCGGAAGCTCTGGGCTTCGGAGCAGCTTATCAATGGGGTCATCTGCAAACCTGGGATTCCAGCCGAACCACAGCTGTGATCCTTTCCTGCGCATGGTTGGCCGCAACAGCTTCAAGCTGTGCTTTGTCGCAGTCTGGGCTTCTTCCCACCAGGCGCGGCCAAACCCCTCAAGAGACTTCACGCTGTCAGCCGTGTAGTCGTTCATACCCTTGAAGATGATGATTCCATCGCCTGGCGTTGTGATGACGTCCTTGTAGCTCTTGAAGCCATCAGCCTCTCCGAGGTTCAGGCTATTCAGCTTGGAGTCCAAAAGCGCTTTGCTGGACTGGCTCAAATCCTTCTGCACCTCACGGATGCAGACCGCCCGCATTCCCTCGCCGCCGCTGGCACCGGGCTCATACAGGCAATCCTCCAGGAGCATCTCAGCAAAGAAATGGGACTTCCCAGAGCCCCGGCCGCCGTGCGCGCCCTTGTAGCGGGCAGGCTCCAGCAGCGGCGCAAACACTCGCGCCGTCTTCAGGTCCAGCGTTCTCATGCCTTGGGATCCACGATGGTGCGCGTGACGCGCGAGACTGTCTCGACCGGGCCTCCGTTGGCTCCGGTGAGTTCGACCTTCTCCTTGAACATGCCGATGTGCTTGCCGAGCAGCTCCAAGGCGCCCTTGGCAGCAGCAGCCTCGAAGACCTTCACATCAAGCTCGATGGTCTTTGGGGGCTTGCCAGAGACACGCAGTATCTCTGTCACCCGCATAGGCTTCTTGCCCATGGCCATGTCGCGCAGCTCACGCAGACCGCTGATCACCTCGTCCTGAGTGACATCGTTTCGACTGGCCCGCTTTTCCATGGCCGACTTGACCGCCGCAGCAATATCAAGTTTCTTCAAGTTCTGCTCGCCAATCTGGCCAGCCGTTTTCGCGCTGTAGCCAGCCCTGATCGCAGCCTGAGTTGCGTTCAGGTCAATCAGGTACTCGGCCACAAAGCGCTCTTGCTTCGGGGTGAGTGCCATGCTTTTCTTTCAATGAGGTGCCACCACACAGGCCTAGCGTCCCATGTGTCAGTGCATGCTTTGCCGGACGCGCCTGGTGGTGGCGAAACTGTCTTCATATCGGAGGTGCCGATCAGTCCGGCGGATCCTTCCTGCATGGATCAGGCTTCCAAGTCATCCGCCGCGCCTTGATAGTTCTTTTGCCTTGGGCGAGCGCCTTCAGCACCCTGTGCCTGCCATCAGCAATCGCGCCCTCCCAGTCCAGCAGGATCGGGGCATCAAGATCGGCCTTCATGCACCTCTTCACATGGCATGCCAAGCTGAGCATGTCGGATCCGCCCCATATCTGGTGAGACAGGTCAAGCGCGGCCAGTGGCACATCGAAAACAGGAAGGTGCTTTGTGTCGTCAAGCAGCTTTGCTACCGAGTACCAGCCGCCATTGCCATCGCAGAAATAGTCCTGCAATGGCTCGTGCTTGCGGAACGCTACCTTCGGCGGCTTTCCTGCCTTGGACATGATCAGACCTCGCCGGCCAGCTTGGAGCGCAGCTCGTAGCCCATCAGGGGCCAGATCTTCTGCACAGCGTTCTGGCGCGCGATCTTGCGGCCAATCTCGGCATCGAAGTTCTCGGGGCTGGCGCATGCGCTTTCCCCGGTCACGGTGAAGCCGTTCCACAGTGTCAGCACACAGAAGGTCAGCAGAGACAGTGGGCCTCCATGTTGAGTCACGTACTCAGCCAGAACCGGGCTTTCACCGCCTATAGCACCACGGACACCATCTGCCGCCGTGAAATAGCTTTCGCTGGCAATGTTGTTCTCGATGTCAGCAGGCGTGACGCGCGCGGCGGTCTTGCCCTTGGCCTGGATCTCTTGCTCGATTGCTGCGTCGCTCATGGCTGCCTTTCGGGAATAAAAAAGCCGCCGAGGCGAACCAGGGCGGCAGGTGCCGGCTTTCGGCCAGCAGGAGACAAACGAAAAAGCCCCGGCGATTGACGCCAGGGCTCTATGGATATTTTCGGTTTACTGTTGGCCTGCTACTTGACAGGCAATGTCGTCAACCAAACGGAAATCGCTCCGTGCTTCTCGCATAACTCGGGCATCAGCAGCCTGAGTAGCCTCGAATTCACGAATCTGCTTGTATGCATCAGGTCCGTAAAACTCCAAGGCTTCAGAGTTTTCGCGCCCTAATAGGTCAAAGCCAAGAATTGAGTTCATAAGCTAAAAAGCCCCAGTTGCTATACCAGGGCTTTGGAATTTTTGGGCGCAACGGCCCGAGACGTATTCTGCATCAATTCAAATCAACGTCAACCCCCTATGACGCCCTTTGCCATCAGGCCGCGTGTGAACAGGTTGCGAGCCTCCATCAGCAGGATCTGGCGCTCTTCCCAATTGGCTGGGAGCCTGGGGCTGCTCCACACCTGGGCGCGTCTGTGCAGGTTGCGCGCCTGGAATGCCAAGGCCGTGCGGTGGGGCTGGGGAATGGCATCCATCACGGCGTCCACGGTCTCCATGCAAGGGCCATCCCCATCATTACCCGCCGGGCCCAAGGCGCAGGACGGTGAGCGGCTGGGGTAGCCCTCGGCAATCGTGTCGCCGGCGCTCCAGCTGTGCCACTCCCTCAGGATCTCGTTGAGCAAGTCGTTCAGCTGGCACTCGTCTATGTGCTGGTTTTCTGCCACTGCGTTCATGCGCACTCCTTTCCGTTTTGATGGCCGGGCGGCATGGACGGTGCCCATGGGCCAGGGATGGACCAGTTCGTCACGGGGAGCGGCATGGCCTGCAGGAACGCAACATAAGCCCGGCCACGTTCAGTGATCTTCGGATAGTCGAGGTCGATCTGATGGCCCTCGATGAGACCTTCCTTGGCGAAGTAGCCCAATGTCTCTGAGTAGATGGGCGCTCCGTATGACCGCGAGAATTTCATGCCCTTCAGAGTGGCAATGTCCAAGAGGGTGACGATTTCAAACGGGCTCATTGATCACCCTCCCATGGCTTAAAGGCCACGCCCGCCTCAGCGCCGAAGGCATACAGCCATTCGATGAAGCCGCGGGCCAGCTTGTCGGTGAAGTCCTTGGACTGGGTGCCCAGCATCACGGTCTCGCCGCGCAGGCCACGGCCAATGCGCAGGTCGCCGAAGCGGGCCCACTCGTCGCAGAACTGGGAATCGCGCAGTGTGTCCATGCGGAAGGCGCTGATCAGGATGCGCTTTGCGTCGTCGGTATTGGCCAGGTCGCCACCCACATGCGCGCTGATCTGGTTGATCAGGCTGTGGAAGTGGCGGCTGTGGCGCTCTTGCCGGCGCTCTGGCCGGAGCTCCAGCACCAGGCGGCGGCCATCGGCCAGAACCTGCTTTGCCTGCTTCCAGGCGCCGGTGATGGCGATGTGGCCCTGCTCTGGGGTCTTGAGAACGAGGGTGAGGCGGTCTCTCATTGCATAGCCCTCCAAACCACGGAGCCGGCGAGAGCGACTCCCAAGAACCACAGAGCCAGCGCTACCCAGAAGCAGGCACGCCGAACGGACAAGTCCAGTTCACCAAAGGTGGTGAAGAAGGCGAAGGCACCTCCACCACAGAAGAGGCATAGGCAGACCATGAGGACCGTCATACCAGCTCCACCTTCCCCCAGTGGGCCAGCAGCACCGCTTCGGCGCGGTTGTGGTCCTTCTGGCGCGTGAGATTGCCGGCGGCTTCGGGGTGCAGCTTGCGGGCGGTCTCCAGGGCCTTGGTCTTCTCTGAGCCCAGGTGGAACAGCTTCTTCCACGACTGGGGCGCAACATGCTCGGTCGGATAGCCCAGGCACTCCAGCACGCTCTCGATCGCACCCAGACTGCGCATCAGGCTGCCTTGAGTCTGCACGGCGTTGTTCGCGCCGCCCATGGTGTTGACCTTCTCCAGCACGGCCTGTGGCTTGCCTTCACTGGCGGGGCAGTGCTTCAGCAGCAGCTGGCAGAAGGCCTTGCCGTCGATCTTGCGCTTGACCAGCGCCTTCTCACCGGCACCGGGCACGGGCATGGTGGGCAAGTCGAAGATGGCCCGCACGCCGTTGTGATCCATGACCGCGCAAGCACCTGTCAAACCTGGGTCGATTCCAATGATGATCATGATTCGTTGCTCCTGCTTTTGATTGATTTACTGCCAGGGCTGGCGGCCATCTAGGCCCAGCGCTTCTCGGTAGGCTCGGATCTGGTGGCCGCCCAACTTTTCGCCGGACTCGTGGCGCTTCTGCAGCTTGTGGGCCCAGGCTTTGGGGTCCTTCTTCGCCTCGGTGCCGAAGGACTCGCGCACTTGCTTTGCCAGTTCAGCCACTCGCTGTGGGTTGGCCGGCGTCTGCTCGAGCAGCGGCACTTGCTTCTTCGGTGAGGCCCGGCACAGGTCCCGGAACTCGAAGACGTTGGGCGGCTTGGATGACGGCAGGTGGTCCAGCGCGTAGCGGATATCGCCAGCGGTGAAGCCCAGAAGGCGCTTGTTCCACTCGGCTTGCACGTCTTCGATGGGGGTGGCGCCAAGGCTCCGGTCCCACGCTGCACCGTATGCCGCGCCGAGCTTTCCGAAGAGCCACTGGATGCTGCTGACGGGTTCTGTCGTCATGGTCAGGACTCCAAAAACATCGTTTCGCCGCGGGGCGTGATGTCGATGACGTTGCGCGGCATTTGCTGCTGGCGGTCTGGGTGCACTCGGCCTGTGGCCCGCTCCCAGCGCTGCATTTGCTCTTCGCGGTCGCGCTCGGCAAAGGACTGCAGCTGGCGGGTCTGTGCCTGGGGCTGGGCTTGATGGCGGGGCTGCACCCAGTCGGCACGGAAGCCGCGCCATCCGTTGCTGCAGCAGGTCTGCAGGGCCGATTCCAGCGTTAATCCGGCTTTGCGGGCTTCTCGCTCGATCCCGTCCACAGCGGTTTGCGTGACCGTGGCCTTCAGCGTCTTGCGCTGCTGCAGCCAGTCGGTCCAGGTCTGGTCGGTAACGCCAGCCGGTTTCGGAACAGCAGGCACGAGCGCGGATGCGCGCGTTGTATTCTTTTGTTCCTTGGTATGTTCTTTGGTCTGTTCTTTGCGTGTAGCCGAATCGGCTACCACGCGTGTAGCCTGATCGGCTACCGTTTGAGTAGCCGAATCGGCTACCGTTGCCCGTTCGGCTACCGTAGCCGAATCGGCTACTTTTTCGGCCTGCAAAACGTCTGGCACATCCAGGGTGTAACGGGTCGATTTGGAGTAGCCGCCCTGCCCTTCTTTGCGCAGCCATCCCAAGGCCACCAGGGCAGTTGTGGCACTGCTGATGTTGGACGGATGCATACCCGTACGCTGGGCGATTTCAGAGCGAGAAGGCCAGACGGTGTTGGTAGTCTTGTTGCGGAATGAGAAAAGCGCGATCAGCACACGGGTCTGCTCGAGCGTCAGGCGACGGTCGGTGGCTACTTCCAACGGAACCACGGCGAATGGAGGTAGGTTGCTCATAGCCGTGTCCGATCTGCTGAAAATCCGTTACGCAAAAGTTCAATAGAGGCCATCAGCGCCTCCGAAATGGCAAAACCCGGCCCTGCTGCTGCTTGATGCGGTAGCGCTCGTCCAGGATCTGCTGTGCCAGCTTCGTGGCAGCTTGTTGACGGGTAAGCCCATGCTCTGCGGCGTAGGCATCGAGTGCAGCGGCTTCTCGTTCCGAAAGGTCGAGGGGCTGCCCGGTTTGTGGTGGTGCTGGCACTGTTTTTCATTCCGCGTTACGCAACCGTTGCTGAAACGATGCGCCAGCGTCACGAGTTTGTTGCTCGCATTTCTGTAGCAGCTGCTGCAGACTTGGAGCTATGGAAACGAGACAAACCCTCCAGAACCAGCTCGCGCAGGAACACAGACTTCTGCATGCCGTTGAACTCGGCCATTGCCTCGGCCAGCCTGTCCTCTGCATCGTTCAGGGACAGGTTCACACGGTTCTTGCGAATGTGGGCGGGGTCGGCGTACATGATTCAGGCCTCCTTGATGGGGTTCTTGTTGAGGGATGGGGAAAAGGTGCCTGCCGCCTCCCGGGGCAGAATGGAAGCTCCTACACAACCATTCCCGAGAGGGGCAGACATGAACATTCCAGAGGCGCTTGCCGCCACGAAGGCGGCATTCGACTTGGTAGCGTTGGGCGTCGCCGCACGCGACGAAGCCAAAGTGAATTCGGCACTGGTCGACTTGCAGGCCAGGCTGTTGGATGCGCTAGTCATTGCGACTACCCAGGTGCAATCGACGAACGCGCTCGAGCTCGAGGTTCAGAAGCTTCGAATGGAGGCCATAGAGGCGGATGCTCGCCAGGCCGAACTGGAAAGACAAATCAAACAACGCAGCCAATACAAGCTGACCGAGGTGGCTCCCGGAAAACTGGTGCGCGAACTTGTGGAGTCGACGGAAAGCCAAGTGGCCAACCCGAAGTACTTTTGCGCTACGTGTTATGGCGAAGGACGCGAGATTCCACTTCAGTTCCATCCCAAGCATTTGAATGGCGGACCGAAGATCGAATGCCCTTCCAACGACAAGCATTCGATCTACCTTGCAAGAGAGTCCGCCCCTCTCCTGTACCCGAACATTGGGATCGTTTGACATCACGCGGCCTCTTGTCCGGCAGGGGCTGGCTGCTCTGCGGTCAGGTGCGCAGCGCCGGAACGGATGTAGGCCCAGTCGAGCTTCTGGGTAAGACCCTCTCCTCGGACATCGCCGGCGGATTCGCGCTCGATCGCGACAGCGAGCTCAGGCGAGCAAGGCTTGTATCCATTCGCGACATTCGAGAGATGCCCGATGGTCGTTCCACAGCGCAAAGCGAACTCGCCGCGCTCGGATGGCGACAACGCCATAAGGTATTTTTTGAGGTTCATGCCTCATTGCACCACATGGTGCAATTCAGTGTCAATACCAAATGGTGTCATTCATGATGTCTAGTTGGGGCATGTCTTCTGTTTCTGAGATCCGCAAACACAACCTGAACGCCCTTTGTGTGCGCAGAGGCTGGGTGAGCCGCAAGAACCCAGACACAGGGTCGCCCTCCGATCTGGTCAATCTGCTCGGCCGTTCGTCCAGTTTCTGGAGCAACCGACTTCAGGGGTCACGAGATATCGGTGCCGAACTTGCCAGGGAGATTGAGGAGAAGCTCGACCTCCCAAAATACTCGCTTGATGGAGATGAGGAGTCCTCTGATTTCGTCGGCGTGAGCATCTTGACCGTAGAGGTCGGTGCGGGCCCTGGTCGCCCAGTTGAAATTGTGGAGGAAGCAGGAACCCTGCAGTTCCGCCGCGACTTCTTGCGTAATGCTGGTGTGAATCCTGCCAACGCGGCAATCGTGAAGGTTAAGGGCGCCAGTATGGAGCCCACCATCAAAGATGGGTCAATCCTTTTGCTTAATAAATCTGACCGAGATCCAAAGCCTGGCCACATTTATGCCTTCAGCTGGGACGGTGAGATGGTGGTGAAGCGCTTTCAAAAGGTGAGCGGTGTTTGGCATGCTGTTTCTGACAATGCTGACAAACAAGAGCACCCAGACATTGTTATTGACGGTAAAGCCGAGGCTTTAATCCAGGGCCGCGCCATTTGGATGGGCGTAAGACTCTAATAGATAATTTTCCAGGGGGAGAGGATGCGAACGATTCTTGCAGTTGCATTGACTTGCACAGCTTTGGCTGGATGCGGAATGGATGATGTCAGGAACTACTTTGACCCCAATGGCCAGACTGTCTATGGAAAGGAATCTGGCCTTCCCGTTAATTGCAGAGCGCTGATAGCAGATGCAACAGATGCTTGGAAGGCTGGGAGAACTAGTCCTGACATGGCCCTGCAATCGATATATGACCACTGTGGACGAAACGGAACCACCTGGGGCATCGGTAAATGAACCTCTTCCACGTCGCGCCGATACCTCTTGGCGTGGGATCGGTGATTGAGCCGGGGAATTTTGGACGACTTATGAAGACCAACCCGGCTGGCTCTTTTTTCGCCCATAGAGAATCAATCTATGAATGCATTCGATTAAAGGAGGCGCCTGGGAAACCATCTCGCCTGGATGCAATATTTCTTCTTCCATCTGAAGAAGATGCGCGGGCCTATCAAGCGCAGTTCGACACAAGAGGAATCATTTATGAGGTCGAACTTTTAAACAAAGAAGCCCGATGGCACGCATCTCTTGTGGACTTGGTCATAGTTTCTCATCCCAATACACCGCCAATTCCGGTTGGCCATGTGGAAGAGGCGGCTAGACGTTACTGGAGGCATGAATCAACAGTGGGTATGGGTGTTCACGCCACCGGGACCGCAGAAGTGATTGTGGCCAGCTCCGTTCGTCTGATTCGTCGCATTACTTAATATCCGCGCCAGCTTAGACATCGTCCAAGTCAACTCCTGCAGCGCCTGTACATCACCTGCAGAAGCTTTTGCCGCCAAGCCTTGCATCCGGCTCCAAAAGCGTTCTTCGGTGAAAGCGTCAGAGAATTCATACATAGGTCACCTCTTTGTTAAGTTCACCACAGCCCGCCTTTCGCGGGCTTTTTTAGTTGTCTGCACTTTCAATAAGAAAATCCGGGGTAGTGGTTCCAGAAGGACCAGCTTAAGGTCCAAGGCACAAAAAGCACGCGCAGGCGCTCGCCAACTGACAAAGGGCCAACCCTTGCGCGCCACGATAAGTACACATGCTCAGGGTCAAAACCCCCTGCCTCCACCCCCATGCCCTCACATACCCAGTAGGTCCCCTTAAACAAGCGAAACCTCGGCTTTTCCAGTTCTCGCTTCTTCCAGAACCCGCCCAGAGCGGGCTTTTTTTCGTCTGTGTGGTGTGTGGTCATGGGGGGAGTATAAAAAAATTTCACCCAATGACACCATTTGGTATTGACACGTATGACACCGAATGGTGCAATACAACCCATCGCAGCACAAAGCAGTAACGCAAAAGTGCAGCGAAGGGACTCAGTCCCGGGGCGCCCGGATGCAAGCCTATCTCTCCGGTGAGGGTGGATCCCAAGAGCAGAAACAGCCAGCGGCATGGGTGTGCCGCGACTGGGCCTGAAAGGGCTCAGACCAGAGCGTCTTCGTTGAGGGCGTTGCGGTTTGAGAAGGAGATATGGAAATGTGAGCTTCGCCAGCATGCGGCCTGCATGTGCCTTCCCCCGCAGGGCTAAGCGGGGCCAAAAACAAAAGCGTCTTCATCCGAGGGCGCTTTTGTTTTTCACAAGGAGCAACCATGTTCGCAACCATCGAAACCAAAGGCGCAACCCATATCGTTATCCATATCCCTCACGAGGGCGCAGACAAGTCTCTGCCGGCCCTGGCTCGACTGCTCGAGCAGAACGCCGTGTTCGTGAAGGCTGGCTGGCATGAATTCACCACGGTCAATCCTGAAATGAACATCACTCTGGGCAATGTGCATCGCACCGATGGTGTCGAAGGTGAACTGCTGATCGCGGAATCCAGCGCAGTGATCGGCGAAGACTTCGCAATCGCCGCCCCTGGGGTGTTCGTGAGCAACGCAGCGGCACTGAAGAAAGAGCGCGACGAAAATTCGCGCCTGCGCAGCGAACTGGATCACACAAGGAACCAGCTGGCGCGCGCAAATGAACAGATCAAGGCCTTGACCGAAGTCGAGGAAGCTGCCTGATCTTCGACAACCCCCTGTCCTCCGTGCCAGGGCCATCCGGCGTGACCACTCGAGCAGGTACGGCAGTTCAGGAATGGGCCTGGGCTGGCGGCAATTAGGAACACGGCGCTTGCGTCGTGGCGACAGTGGTCACACCAGATGGCGCGGCATTTCTTTAACCCTTGCGCATTTGTCTAGCTGGACCCTCATCTGGCGAACCGCTGCGCCATCCCCTACTCCCCCTCACTTCGCAGTGAGCTTGCCACCTCAGGGTGGCTTTTTTATTCCTGGAGCTTGTCATGAATGCCAGACCTCCTATCTACCTCGGCCCCACGCCAAACCCTCATGCAGACGCCGAGCGCTGGAACGATGAGGAAGCAGAGGCGGATGCTCTGCATGAAGAGGCTGCTGTCAAGGCACCTGGGATTGTTGTCAAGCAATTCGAGAAGGTTGTCAACGCAGGAGACTGGTTCGACAAATACGCCTTTGCCGGCGGAATGAGCGCAGACGAGCTGCTGTATCAGGCCATGGAAGCCAGCGACGACGCGACGCAAGCCGCCTTTGCCGAGCTGATGGTGAGCGAAGCGGCCAAGCCACTGCGCGACGCCATCGCCGCGCACTTCGCCAAGAAGAACGCTTTCGCAATCTACACCGACTATCTGGAGGACCTTCAATGACACCCGCTCAACGAGTAGCCCAGCACCCAGCCCTTGCCGAGTTCTGCGCCCAGCAGGTGCTGGCCCAGATGGCAGAGCCGCTGTCCCCCGAGCAAATCCGCGCTGCTCTGGACCCTGAAACCGAAAACCAGTATGAGGCGATATGAGCAAGCAGATTGAAGAGGTGATGGCGATTGCTGATGAATTCGCACTCAAAACAGATGCCTATCAGAACGACGAAGTATCCAGAGAAGATCTGTTCGCGGCAAGACGCGCTGTCAAAGACAAGCTGCGCGAGCTTCTGCCAGTGTGGTTGCCCATCGAGACCGCGCCGAAGGATGGGAAATGCATCATCCTCGGAAGGGAGGGCGACGGAGATCGTGAAGCGATCTCTGTACCGGGATTCTGGATTGAGGGAATGGGAGATATGCCGGATGAGATGGGGCATGACGCTGGGTTCACGGACGTCAATTTTCAGACCTTCTGTCCCGGCCGAAGTTGGGGCGTTGAGAGATATCGATACCCTGCATTTCAGCCAACGCGTTGGATGCCTCTGCCAGCCCCGCCAAGCCAGGAAGGAGCCACCTGATGCCCTCCCCCATCCAACTCCAGCGCCTCCCGCGCCGCAAGAAGCCCGCACCAACGCGGGCTTTGTTGTTTCTGGTGCTGCTGGCCTTGTTCGTGTGCGCCGGGCTATCCGGCTGCAGCGCCCAGGCGGCTGACGCTCCGGCCACTACAGCCGACGACCTCAAGCGTGCCGACGCCGGCGCGTGGCTATGCCCGGGGATGCATGCCGAGTGGATCGATTCACAGACTGTGCAATGCCTCAAGGAGAAGCCATGACAAGCAAGCACACGCAAGGCCCGTGGTCGTTTGACCCTGAAGACAAATCAATTGTTGGCAAAGATGAAGGCCTATCAATTGCGACCATCGACAACATTGATGTTGGCGGGGACAAAGGATTTCACTTTGGAGAGGAATCAGAGGCCAACGCTCGCCTTATCGAGGCCGCGCCAAAGCTACTGGAGGCGCTGAAGTGCTGCAGAGACGCTCTGTACTTTGTGATCAAGCAGGCTGGCGGCCCTGAATGCGAGCACGAAGGCAATGTTTGCTTCTGCACGGAGAAAAACGCGATCTTCTTGGCCGTGGAAGCTATCAACCAAGCTGAGGGAAACGAATGATCCCCGCCGCCCTCCTCTTCATCGCTCTCGCCTTCTTCGCACTAGCCAGGAAGCCATGAACTGCTGCAACCAAAACTGCCGACAGGGCCGAGATTGCCCTGTTCGAGCCAACACCAAGCCCGGTACCGCCCGGGCTTTTCTTTTGTGGGTGGCAACCAGCGCTGCCGCCCTTCTCGCCGTTATCACTCAAGTGAGGTTTTCATGAGCAACGCTCTCACCGCTCAGCAATCGACAGCTCTGCGGCCCGCCGGCCAGTTTGACCTGAGCCCTCAGACTTTCGACCAGGCGCTGACGTTTTCCCAGTATCTGGCCGACAGCGATTTGGTGCCCAAGGACTTCAAGGGCAAGCCTGGCAACTGCCTGATTGCCATGCAATGGGGCAGCGAGCTGGGCCTGAAGCCGCTGCAGTCCCTGCAGAACCTGGCAGTGATCAATGGCCGGCCTGCCCTCTGGGGTGATGCCGTGATTGCCCTGGTCATGGCCAGCCCGGTCTGCGAGTACGTCACCGAGGACGATGATGGTGAGACCGCCTTCTGCCGGGTCAAGCGCAAGGGCGCACCCGAGCAGGTACGCAGTTTCAGCATGGACGATGCCCGCAAGGCCGGCCTCGCTGGCAAGCAAGGCCCATGGACGCAGTATCCGAAGCGCATGCGCCAGATGCGCGCCCGGGCCTTTGCCCTGCGCGACGTGTTCCCCGATGTGCTGCGCGGCATGCCGATTGCTGAAGAGCTGCAGGACATGTCCACCGCCACACCAGCAGCATCCCAGGGTGAGCGCCATATGGGCCAAGCTGATGTGGTTCAGCCCGAGTGGGCGCCAGACCGCTGGGCAGCTGGACTGAGCAAGTGGGTGGATGGCATCGCCGCCGGCAAACCGCTTGCTGATGTGCTGGCATGGCTCAACAGCAAATACAAGGTCACCGCAGAGCAAGAGCAGCAGTTGCGCGGCGAAGTGGCAAAGCGTCAGAAGGCGTCCCAAGAAGACGGCGCGCCCACGGTAGATACGGCCAAACTCGAAGCAGACATCAAAGCCTGCACAGATCTGGAAAAGCTTTACGAACTCGGCAACCTGCTGGAAGCGGTCACTGACAAAGATCAGCACGCAGCCATCTCTCAAATCTTCGATGCCCGCGCGGCAGAACTGGAGCAAGCATGACCATGCAACTCGTGAACCTCGTCCAGGGCACCGCCGAATGGCATGCCCATCGCCGCAACCACTTCAACGCCAGTGACGCGCCGGCCATGATGGGGTGCAGCCCCTACAAGAAGCGCTCGGAGCTGATCAAGGAACTGGCCACGGGCATCACTCCTGAGGTCGATGCAGCCACGCAGCGCCGCTTTGATGACGGCCACCGATTCGAGGATTTGGCCAGACCACTTGCCGAAAAGATCATCGGGGATGACTTGTCCAACTGTGTCGGCACCAATGGCAAGTATTCAGCCAGCTTCGACGGCCTGACATTCATGAACGAAACGGCCTTCGAGCATAAGACGCTCAACACCGAGCTGCGCGAGCTGCTTTCGAACGAATGCCACGGAGATGACCTCCCTATGCATTACCGGGTGCAGATGGAACAGCAGGCCATGGTCTCCGGCGCTGAGCGCATCCTGTTCATGGCCAGCAAGTGGACGGCCGAAGGACTGCCAGTGGAAGCGCTGCACTGCTGGTATGAGCCAGACGCTGAGCTGCGCGCCCAGATCATCGCCGGCTGGGAGCAGCTGGAGAAGGATGTGGCGGCCTACGATCCCAATGCTGAGCGTCCCGCCGCCGTGGTGGCCGAGCCGATTGAAAGCCTGCCGGCTGTGGCCGTGCAACTGCAGGGCAGCCTGGCCGTGGTCTCCAATCTGGACCAAGTGGCCGTTGCCGTGCGTGCTTTCATCGACGGCATGGTAGCCAAGCCATCCACCGACCAGGAATTCGCTGACGCCGAGGCAGAGTGCAAGGCCCTGAAGTCTGGCGAAGACGCAATGAAGGCGGCCGTGGCTAGCGCACTGGCCCAGGTCAGTGACGTTGAAGCCTTCACGCGCACCGCCAACGACCTGGCCAACTTGATGCGCACCACGCGTCTGGCCCGCGAGAAGTTGGTGGCGGCTGAAAAGGAGAACCGCCGCACTTCGCTGGTGACGGATGCCAAGAAGGATCTGGACTGCCACATTGGTGAATTGGAGAAGCGCCTGGAAGCAATCGACGGCCGCCCATGCCGGTTCCCCCAGGTTGCTGCCGACTTCGCCGGGGCAATCAAAGGTCTGAAGTCGCTGGACAGCATGCGCGACAAGGTGGCCGTGGCCCTGACCAATGCCAAGCACGAAGCCAACCAGCTGGCCGACCGCATGGAAGCCAACCGCAAGCACCTGGTGCAAGAGGATGGCGACTGGATTGCCCTGTTTGCTGACTTCGCCACTGTGGGCACCAAGGCTGCCGAGGCTTTCCAAGCCCTGGCCGCGCTGCGCATTGGCAATCACAAGCAGCAAGAGGCCGCCCGGCTGGAAGCCCAGCGCGAGCAGATCCGCAAGGAAGAAGCCGCCAAACTGGAACGCGAAGCTGCAGCGGCCGAGCGCAAGCGCATCGAAGAGCAGGCCCAGCAAGAGAAGGACGCGATTGCCCAGGCACAGCAGGCCGGGGCCCTGTCCTCACCCGTGGCCGACGATCTGGCAGGCCTTGTGCAGGACAAGGCGGTGGAAGGCATGGCCGGCATCGACGCCAAGCAGGCGATCAGCACGGCCAAGGCCAGCGCTGCAGCAGCCGACACCAGCCCGGTCATGACGCTGGGCCAGGTCAACACTCTGCTGGATGCCACCGGTCTGGGCAAGATAAGCGCCGCCACGCTGGAGCACCACGGCATTCCGTTCACCCGTGAGCGTGGAGCCGTGCAGATCACAGAAGCCAACACCAAGCGCCTGGCGCTGCTGCTGTCCCTGGGCTTCCGCAAGCTGGCCGATGAGCTGCAGGCAGTCACCGCCTGATCAACATCAATAGCAACCACCGCAAGCCTGCTCTAACCAAGCAGGCTTTTTCATTGAAAAGAGGATTCCATGGCCTTTGAACTGACCAGCCCCACCAATGTCGTCATCACCAACGCCAATCCCCGCCGCGAGCTTCACGGCGAAGAGAAGGTGCGCGCCATCGACTTGGCATGCTCGCTGACCGGCGAGAACACGCTGCTCGACCTGATCGAGCCCGGCCTGCGTGCGCACCACTACTGCAACAAGGCGGCCAAGGACGGCCAGGACGAAATCCCCGGCCTGGATATTCCGCTGCCGAACCTGCGCCATCCACAGTTGCCGCTGCTGTACCACTACGGCAAGGGCCTGAAGTTCCGTGGCTACCGCCTCACCCAAGACTGGGGCCTTGACGAATACCACGTCGACTTCACTGATGTGGTGGTGTCCAACCTGCAATATGAGCTCTCCGAAGGCGGCAGCGTCACCATCAAATGGACCATCTCATACAACGGTGAAGAGCTGCAGGACAACATGCTGTTCGGTGAGCTCTCCGGCTTGGCCGCCGAGGGCGAAATCTCCATCAAGCTGCTGGCACCGGCCGAGCTGGTCCAGGCCAAGAAGGGCTACCGCGCCGGCAAGCCTGATACGCCCAGCAACGGCGGCAACCCGGATCAGCGCGATATCGAGGACAACGAAGGTGGCGAGAAGCAGCAGACGCCCGAGGATGCGTTTGCAGCTGCTGTGAATGGGGAGGCCCAGTCGTGAAATTCCAGCCTATCCACCGCTCACGCATCGTTGCGGCGCTGCAGGAGGAAGGCCCGATGACTGCCAAGGAGATCGCCGAGTACCTTGGCATGCCCAAGGAGACTGTGAACTCCTGCATCTCATCAACACGCTTCCTACTCCCCGAGCAGGTATTCCGCGTGGTGCGACATCAGCCTGTCATCGGCTACCGTGGCCGCGATCTGGCGGTCTATGCGGCAGAGGCCGGGCCAGATGCAACACATCAGGTCAACCGCCCAGCGCGCAAAAAACAAGCCGAGGCGCGATACCGCAAGAAACATCGCGCCACTATCAACGCTCGCGGCCTCATCGCATCTATGGCGCCAGTCAATCCCTGGATGCAGCTTGCGCCTCCTGAGATAAGGGGCGTGATGACCATTCAGGCCAGGCCCTGACGCCACCCACCAATCACAGCCCGCCACTGAGCGGGCTTTTTGCTTTCTGGAGCCCTATGCTTACCCCTCAATTTGTGTTGGCACTGTCTGCCAAGCTGGTTATTGACCTGTTTGCCGGTGGCGGTGGAGCCAGCACAGGCATTGAGCAGGCCATCGGCCGCCCGGTTGACATTGCTATCAACCACGACGCCGACGCCATCGGCATGCATGAGGCCAATCATCCCCAGACGCGCCACTACCGCGCCGACATCTGGGAGGTCTGCCCCCGCCAAGCCACGGGCGGCCAGCCGGTAGGCCTGCTGCATGCTTCCCCGGATTGCACCCACCACAGCCAGGCGCTGGGCGGCCAACCGCGCAGCAAGGAGATTCGCTCTCTGGCCTGGGTGGTACCGCGCTGGGGCGGCATTGCCAAGCCCGATGTCATCACCCTGGAGAACGTGGAGCAGATGCTGCTCTGGTGCAGGCTGATTGCCAAGCGCTGCCCAGAAACCGGTCGCGTCATCACCCTGGACAAGATCAAGGACGCCAAGGGGAAGACCACCTACCGGGTTGCAGACCCGGGCGAGCGTGTGCCACGCCATAACCAGTATCTGGTGCCAGACAAGAAGCAGCTGGGCAAGACCTGGAATCGCTTTGTGCAGATGCTGCGCAATCAGGGCTATGTCGTGCAGTGGCGCGTGCTCTGCAATGCTGATGTCGGCTGCAAGAGCACCCGGACCCGGCTCTATATGATCGCGCGCCGCGATGGCCTGCCCATCGTCTGGCCCGAGAAAACCCATGCCAAAAAGCCAGTAGGCAAACAGCAGCCGCACAAATGGTCTGCAGAGTGCATCGACTGGAGCATTCCCGGTACCAGCATTTTCGGCCGCAAGAAGGATCTGGCCGAGGCCACGATGCAGCGCATTGCCCACGGCATGCAAAAGTATGTGCTGGGCTGCAAAGATCCATTCATCGCGCCAGCAACTGCAAGCGCCGCGTACCTCACCAAGTTCAACACTGGCTCAATCGGCGTGGATCTGCGCGAACCAGTCCCCACGGTCACAGCCGGCGGAAACCCGGTCAGGCCTGGCACAGGCACCACCATCGGCCTGATTGCCGCTCACCTGGTACAGGCTGGGCACGGCCAGGGACAAGGTGACACCAAGCGGCGCAGCCATGGTGCCAATGACATCAGGGGCCCCATCGGCACGATCACCGCCAGCGGTGGCGGGCAGAGCCTTGCCACGGCCTTCATGGTGCAAGCCAACGGCGGATTCAACTCCACGCCGGCGCGGGATTTGCGAGAGGGCATGTCCACGGTCACGACGAGCGGCAGCCAGCAACAGCTTGCCGTCGCCCACTTGACCACCCTACGCCGCAACAGCACGGGCAAGGCAATGACCGAGCCTCTGCCGGTGGTGGCCGCGGGCGGTGAACACCATGCCCTGATGCGCTATGAGCTGAGCCAGGACGATGAAGCCGGCGCCCTGCGCTGCGCTGCATTCCTCATGCGGTACCACGGCAGCGGCGGCCAATGGTCTGATCTGCGCGAGCCGGCAACGACCATCACCACGCGCGACCGCCTGGCACTGGTGACCGTCTGGCTCAAGGGCGAGCCCTGGGTAATCGTAGACATCACGCTGCGCATGCTGGTGCCGCGCGAGCTCTACAACGCTCAGGACTTCCCCCCGGACTACATCATTGATCGCACGGCCGCAGGCAAGCCCCTGACGAAAACGGCCCAGGTGCGAATGGCCGGCAACAGCGTCAGCCCCCTACCCATGCGGCTGATCGTGGCCGCGAACTACAGCGAAGCAGGCCAGCTCCGAAAAGTCGCCTGACCACCAACACCCCAGCCCGCCGCCGCGGGCTTTTCTCATTCTGGGAGCCACCTATATGCAAGACATCATCAGCACCCTCAAGAACGCACTGCAGCAGGCCGAAGCCGGCCTAGAAGTGGCAGTTGGCCGCCTCGCCAAGGACGGCACGGAGCGCGGAGAATTCCAGCCCAGCGAAGTTCTGGCCCTTGCCATCGTGCGGGAGGCGCTGGCCACACCTGCGACCTGCCTGCACCAGATACAGGAGCCAGCCGCAGCAGAGCAAGCAGCATGGCATGCAGGCCTGGACGAAGGCCGGGCACAAGCAGCGCGGCCAGTTGTTGTTCCAGATGACATGCCATCTACAGAGGCAAACACCAAGTACGGCGAGTCGTACGGTGTTGACTGGGTGTACGAGGGTAAGACGGCAGCGCCCGCAGCCGTGGCATGGTCGATGCCTGCAGAGCCGACCGAACAAATGATTGAAGTGCTGATGGCCGGAGAGGATCGCCTCCGCGCACGTCACGGTGATGATTTGCCAAAACAGCGTGCGAAAGATCGATATCGCGCACTTCTGTCGCTTGCCGCCACCCCGGCAGCAGATGCACTGCAGCTGGATTTCCTGCCGTTCTCTGCTCGTTCTGCTATCGCAAGTCGCCACGGAATGAAGGTCACGGCTGAATTCAATGCCCTGGTGCGCGAAGTGATTGCAGAGTACCGAGCGCGTGCCGTGCCATCCGACATTGCAGCAGCCGCGCCAGTGGTGCTGCCTGAGCCTGTGGCTACTTTGCACTGCAACGATGAATGCTATGTGTGGGCTCGGGCTTCTGAGGCAGGGCAGCGCATGCGGTTTGAGCAGCCAATAGCGCTCTTCACAGAGCAGCAAGTGCGCGCCCTGCTGGCTACTGGTGGACAGGCGCAGGCGGTGGAGCCAGAGGGGGTGCACTCTGACCCCTACCCTAAAAAGTGCCCGATCACTGGCCGCCCGTACTTCATGCACCTACATCACCCGGAGCATGGCCTTATCCCAACTTTTGGCGGGCCATATGACAGCTACAGCATGCCGTATGCAGAAGGCGAGCCAACAGACCCTTGGCATGAGCGCGAGTTGTCGGTGCACCGATACGACCATGATCGCGGCCACTGGGTTGAGGACGAATCAATTCCGCTACGCATCATCTTTGAAGAGGCGCTGCTGGAGCTTCAGGAGGCCGCAGAAGCAGCACCCCAGGCGCAGGCAGACGCGCGGGATGCGGAGCAAGAGCGATGGATGGGAATAGGTAAGGCCATCGAGCGCGCTTGTGTTGATTTGCCCGCAGGCGCGGAAATCAATATCCATCTGGAGAAGGATGCAGGCACTGTGACCCTGAGTGATTGCGATGGCGATGAGCAAGAGAACTTCCCAACAGACGAAGGATTTGCCGGAGTAGTGAATGCAGCCATAGACGCCGCTATCGCGGCAGCAAAGGGGGAGTGATGGGGAAGATACTTACACTGCCACTGAAGCGGGAGTATTTCGAGGCAATCCGCAACGGAACCAAGACCGAGGAATACCGGCTTTGCACTCCGTTTTGGCGCAAGCGACTGGAGGGCCATGAGTACGGTCATATCGTGCTGACCCTTGGCTACCCGGCGCGCGATGACCACGCCCGGCGCATCGTGCGACCGTGGCGCGGCTTCACCATCAAGACCATCACCCACCCTCACTTCGGCCCGGACCCTGTAGAGGTCTATGCCATCAACGTCGAGGGAGGCCAAGCATGAGCCGCCGAGCCCGCGACCGAGGCGACAAGCGCGACAGATGGCGCGAACCAATCAACCACCCAGAGCCCCGCTGATGCGGGGTTTCGCTTTTGGAGAACGACATGACCACAATCGAACGACTGGAAAAAGAAGTTGCCAGGCTGACGAGTGCCGTCATCATGATGGCCCAATCCAAGGGAGATCGCCTCACCACCGCACAGGTGACAGAGCGCGTTGGCCGCTGCCGACAGACCATCATGGCCATGGTGCGGCGCGGAGACTTTCCAGAGCCATGCAACGATGGCCGATGGCTCTTGGCCGATGTGCTGGAGTGGGAGAGCAAGAAGAAGGCTTAACCCAGGCGGGCGGCAATGTCCCCCGCCTTGGGGTTGTAGTAGACCAGAGCCTGGTCCATGCGCGACCAGCCGAACATCTTGCAGAGATCCATCACAGCTTGCTGGGCCGGAACGTTGCCGCTACGCATCCGGCCCGCAATCATCGTGGCAGCTGTATGGCGGCTGTCATGGAAGGTGAACCCTTCAAGCCCAGCGCGGGCCCGGTATTTCCGGAACATCGCATCCAGCGTCTGAGCTGTAATGCCGAATACCTTCTCATCATCCCAGCCGCGCAGCCTGGAGATGAGCATCTTTGCCCGTGAACTCAGCGGCACTTCACGGCGCTTCCCATTCTTGGTGATGTGCAGGATCACATGATCCTCTCGCACATCCTCCCATTTCAAATTACACAACTCCCCCGCCCGCATCCCTGTGCACAGAGCCATGGCGAAGGCCATGCCAACTGCCTGCTGAACCGACCGAATAGGCCCAGGACCATAGGCCAGCGCCCGAAGCATCTTGGCAATTTGAACCCGTGAAATCACTACTTCACGGTGATCAGGCTCGGCAGGCCGGCGAACATCACTCAGCGGGTTCGCATTGATCCACCGCCATTCCCGGCGGGCCGTAGTCATGATCGAGGAAAGCAGGTTCATGTCTCGAAGCACAGAGCCGCGAGCAACCACCTTGAGCCGGGCATCTCGCCATGCTGCAAAGTGATCCGGCGTCAGGTCAGACATCTTCACCTTCGCGGGGAAAGCGTCATGTCTCAGGATGGCATTGATCCGGATCACCTCTTTATCCCCACCGCGCTTGGTGGGTGATATCTCTTCCCCATAGCGGAGCATGGCCTGCTGCAAGGTCTTGATGGTGCCGGTCTTGCCCTGGGCCTGGGTCTTTAGCTCCATCCGGGTGCGAGCTATCCAGTCGTCCGCCTCACGCTTGGTGGGGAATGTGCCGCCGACGCGCTCGCCGTTGACTTGCATCTGCACGCGCCAAGTTCCCTCGTCGGTCTTCTTCGGGGTTGCCAT